TTTCTAACTCTTGGGTAAAATTACGAAAGATTTTAACGCAAACCAAATTTCTCTTTAATTTCTTATAATGTGATCTGCAGCTCTAGTTGCGATTTGAAGTGCAGGTTTTGTTGTGCTTTTAAAACCTGCTGCTTGAACCCATCCTTTAGAGGCCGCTACTAGTTTATTAGAAGCCTTATATTCATCGTCATTGAAGTCTAAATCGATTGATTCGATTTTGAGTGGGCTATTTTCTGTAATAAATAAAGCTGCTTCAATTGATAATTCTGTTTCTCTCCATAAACGCGACCAAAAATCTCGTACAATAGGTACTTTAAACTTATTGTATAAAACGTGGCAACCTCTACTTCTATATCTTAACACCACAGAAGTGCAATATACAGTTTCGGGTCCACGATTTTGCGAATCTGTACCTACATATATTTTTGTTTCTGGGTTGGTTTTAATATAGTCCAGGAGATAAGGTACTAACTGTATAGGTTTATAGGTTGTACCGCTTCGAAATATTGCATTCATAATGTAACGGATTTTGTTGGAAGGGACGGATTCGAACCGCCGTACCCGTAAGGGAGCAGATTTACAGTCTGCCGGTTTTAACCACTCACCCACCTTCCAGTTTAGCACGTCCACTAGGACTCGAACCTAGAACAACGGTTTTGGAGACCGTGATGTTACCATTACACTATGGACGCAATTGTTGTTGGAAAGGTAGGACTCGAACCTACGACTCCCTCGGTATCAGCGAGATGCTCTAACCATCTGAGCTACATTCCAGTATAAAGAGAGGCTCTGGGTCTTTCAGGGTTTCTGATAGGTGATTTGCTTATGCTATGACTACTCTAAAACCCTTTTTCGTCATTTTAACACCATCACCTATTACAGCTTGAACTGCCTCTCCATTTTACCAAAAAGTCAAAGAACTTTTGTAAAGATACAAAAAATTTCTAGAAAAGAAAACCCGGCTTTTAGGGCCGGGTCTGTCTATGAACTTATGTATGTGTAGTTACATGACAGACCCAAATGTATAGCTACCCCATTGGAAATTATTCCAATTGGTGCTAATAATAGGTGATGTTATGAGGTGTTTCATACTATGATACATATATAATTTTTTCAAAAAATGCAGTTGGCAAGAAGGGACTCGAACCCTCATGTGACCAGTTACTCTTTCTACAAGGTATAAGCTTGAGGAGATACTTGCCAATTTTGTACACCCGGCCGGAGTCGAACCGGCATGCCGAAGCGAGGGATTTTAAGTCCCTTGTGTCTACCTATTTCACCACGGGTGCAATTATAACTTTTGGGTAAAGATACGATGGATATCTTACATCTCCACCTTCTCTCCCCCTTCTCTCATCCCTCTCTCTCCCTTCTCTCCTCATTTCCCAACCCCTGTATCCCGAAGTTACGGAAAAGATTTTAGGGAGGCAAGTTTTAGTAGTATTCTGGAGGGTAATTTAACCATTCTACAGCACCTTCCCCATAGAAATATCTTTGGATTTCTTCCCTTGTATATTCTTCATACCAGGATAAAGAAGATAAGAATGAAGGATTATCAGCTTCAAACATAACTTTGGTATTAAAGTTATCAAAAGTTAAATCAGAATCCAACTCTCTTTGAATTATTTTATCTATTTGAGAAATATCAGTAATGTAGTACATAATAAATTAACAATTATAAACATCTTGAATTTGATTTGTTCTTATATAAATTGCAATATCAGAGGTTCCACCTGTACCCCCTTGATTCAAACATTTATACCAACCATCGGTTACTCCAGATACGGCATTAGTTAAATCTATATCAGTATAAATAGGAATAATAGTAGAAGCCGGAGGAATTGCATTAACCATAGCTGCCCCAGTATTCCAATAAATTTGAGTATCATTAGGACTTCCAGCATTGGTGCATGCATCAAAACCATCAGTTCCTGTATAAGTCCCTACATATTGTATATAATCAGCTTCTGCAGTATTATTAATAGTAAGAGAACAATCATCAAGAGCATCTACATTCCCAGCACTACTTAATTGATACCAATAAGTATCACCTACACCTATTAAATATAAGTCACCTCCATTGTATGCGTTAACACCACCTGTATCAGTAAATAAATCATCATTTAATACCGGAGAAGCATAAGTACCATTTCCTGTTCCTATATTATAATAAAGATCAGTTGTACCTGCTAAACTATAGTATACACAAGCATCTTCCACAGTGTTTATATGTAAAGAAACATATTCAGGTGGTTGAGATAAAGGATCGTAGAATGTATAATTATCATAATCTGGAACTGGAGGTGCAGGAGAACCTGTACAAAAACTGCTAGTAGGAACTCGAGTAAGATAAGTAGCACCATTTACTGCTATTAAATCTTTAGCAGTATATGAATTAGTTAAACCATCTCTTCCATTATCCGAAAATGGATTTGAACTAAATCTATAATATTGAGCCCACGATCCTGTAGTTAAATTTGAAGCTTCTCTGGGGTCATGGGGGCAGCCTCTATTGTATATAGCATCTGGGATGGCAGAAGCAGTAAGTCGAGTATTAGGCCAATAGCAAAGACTATCAAATGGTCCACCCCAAGGTGTACCTCCAACGTTATTAATAGCTTGACCTACTAAAAACTGTTCAGTACCATCATAAGTAAAAGTAGCACTAGTTCCTAAGTTATTATTTGTGGTTTGAGTAAGTTCTTGCCCATTCCACCAAAGTCTAAAATTACCAGCAGTTGCACTAACTCCTAATCCATCATATACTAAATGAAGATTAACCCAACCTGGGACTCGAGTCAATCCCCAACCATCAGATCCGGTAGTAATTCCTGTAATAGTACTATTACCACTATTGGTCAAATTCCATCTTCTATCTACACGAGATGTACCAAAAGCTGTTCCTATTAATCTGGCTATAAGTTGATTAGATTTAGTTCCATTTGAAAGAGTACCTTCATAAAATAAAGAAAAATATGCAGCTCCAAAATTTCCTATTCTCCCTGAAGATAAAAGATATGGTTGAAAAGATGTTGCTGGAAGCACATCAATTGCTTCTTGTCTTATCCAAAAGTTTAAACTAAAAGGAGTAGAATAATTAGGATTTAATCCTGAACCTGATAAATTTACTGAGCTTGAGAAAAAATCATTAACTCCGTCTAAATACCCTGTTCTATGGTTATATCCTCTAAACTGAGAAGCAGAAATTAAAGTAGAAGCAGCATATTGTCCTTGAAAATAAAATGCAGATTCACTATTACTAGCGGTAAACCATAATTGAGCATTTAGACCGCTATTAGAAGCATTGTATGCTCTATTAAGTTCTAAATTTATCTGAGAAAATGGTAAGGGTAATCTTCCACTATAACTTATACTACTACTTAGGGGTAATGCCATAGAAACTCTAGTTTTATTATAAATATCCTAGAGTCCTAGTTTTTTTATACGTAAGACTTTCCTAAAAATTCTATAGTTTTAATAGCTTCTTCTAGATCTATCTCAAAAAACTCTCTATCGTTATTCACACGATATGCATCTAAGTATCTATGAATCTCACCTTCTAGCAATAACCCATCGTGACATTTAAAAGCATATTCTACATCAAAGGGGTAAACTACACCGGTTGAAGCCGATACTTGTTTTGCTCTTTCTTCTGGAGTATTGTGGGTATAGCCTATCTTATATAGGTTGGGCATAGAACGATTTGAAAGGATATAAATCCAATATTTTCCTTCACCACGTTCTCTATATGGGTTTCTTTTTCGGGCAGTATAATATGTTATATAATCCCACCCATCATCTTTGGCTTCAGATGTAAAATATGGACATTCAGCTACAGTTGTACCTGTAAAATCTTCTTTGAGGGGAATAAAATTCTCAGCCTCTTCAACAGAAATCCTTGTTAACATAACTTTAATTTTTAATTAGAAACCGTATTGATCTATAATATTGAATTTAATATTATTATTACGTGAAACGTTTGATATCCTATATTCTCTCCATTGAGGCATTCCTTCCTCTAAGTCAGAACTTGTAATACCATAAGCTGAAGGTGAAAGAGAATCTAAAAATCCTTTTAACGCTGGAGAATCAGTTACAAAAGATAATTGATCCAAACCTAAATTATAATTAGAAAATTCTATTTGCCTTGGAGAAGACTGGAAATATTCGTCTTGGCTTTCTACTTCATAATGGAATATAACCATTTCTCCATAAGTTTCATGGCCTGTAAAATAATCAATTTCTAAAATTGGTGGGGGGGCTTGAACTTTAATTTCTTTTAGAGCTTTTTCAATTTCATTTAAACCATTCATTAGGGTCTTGTCTTCAACAGTAAAGTAATTTCTAATATTATTAACAATAAAGTGAACCCCTTTAATGTCTATGGTTTTTTTATATTTTATTCTGTTCTTTTTAAAGAAATTTTCTAATTCTTTTATAATTTTATATAAATCATTCTCTTCTTCATCATCGGCAAGCCAAATATCTTCAAAATCTATTTGTATATACCCATTTTCAGCATCAGGAACATAATTCCCAATAAATTTTAAATTTTCTCTTTCAGGATTAAAAGTAAAAAAGAACGGAGATTCTTCATAACGACTATCAGTTATAACTAAAGTAGAATAAGGAGATACTACTTTAATTTCAGATAAAACATCATCAAAGATACTAAAATCAGCAGGTATTTTTTGAGCTACCTTTTTTATAGCATTTTTAAAATCTTCTACTCCTTTATTAGCATATGCTTTAGCTTTTTCTTGAAGATTATCTTTTTGAATTTTCTTTATCAGTTCTATTGCTTGTTTTAATATAGAATCATAATCTTCTTTTGGGATTGTAATATCACTAATAATACTTTTAAGAAGAGGAGCATTTATAGTTTCATCCTTAAATTTATCTAAATATCTACTATACATGAACCTCTTTTCCTGTAAAAACTTTCGTTTTAAGAATTCATTTTTTGCTTTATAATCAAAATTTCCTTCCTCACCTTTTCTATAATACTCAGTAAATTCCATATCAGATTCAAGAAGTTCTCCGTCAGGGCCAAAGTTTACAACTTTAATAACTACTTTATATCTTTTAGGAGTTTCTTTTACGTTAATGATATACATTAGGTAATATGTATCTATACCACTCGCCCCCAAATTTCTAACATCACCTTCCATAAAAGGTGGTCTTTCAGGAGCTGTTACTTTAATCTCATCTAATAATTTTGAAAGCTTCATATTAATAAATATAAAAGATCCCTTAAAATCAACCGACTTCTTTATAATAACCCACCCCCATCCTAATATCCGTATATACTATATACCCTCAATAATCTTGGTAGTAGAATAACCTCCATACCTCGGCATATAAACAATTTTCCCGATATATTCTTGGCCTATTATAGGTTTACCCACATAATCGCCGCCAATAACCATTATATCGGGTTTATACGTTTTAATACAATGGATTAACTCATTATCGCTACCGAATGTGACTACTTCATTAACCCACTTTATAGACGCTAAACTAAAAACCCGGTCGGATAAAGTATGATATGGACGACCTAGCCCTTTATTCGCTTGGATTCTCTCATCAGTATCGACCCCAACTTTAACATAATCTCCAAATTGCCAGGCAAACTGAAGGAGCTTAATATGTCCGGGATGCAAAACATCGAATGTTCCGTTTACCCATACCTTTACCATAACATTGGGGTTTTAACTGGGAATAAATACGAGGGGAAACTTTAATGAGAATGGATAAACAAGACGTATATCCAAAACCCTAGTAAGTAACCGGCACCTAATATAAAAATTACGGCTCTAATTTTAGCGGGAATTAGGGAAAAAATCCAAACTAGTAAGATCGCCATACCCCAATGTGTGAGGTCTTTTTTGGTTTCGTTATCCATGGTCTTTTACTTTTGATAGTAAGTTACTCCTTTATAAACAATAGTATTACTTGTTCTTTTTGGAGCTAAAGCAAACGATACATAAACCACACCATTGATTTGAATGGTAGCAGGAATTTTGGATGGGGTGAGGGATTTTGTGTACTTGACTTTCATAACCTTAATTATTTTAACTTTTGGGTAAAGATATGGAACCCCTTTCGGGGTTCCAAATCTCTCTTACGCTGCGTATTCCATCGCCAACTCGTACAACTCGCTGTTGATCTTGATATCCTGCTGGAAATTCTTGATTTTACGAGCTTTACGGTTTTTCTTTCCGTTTTGGTAATTTACCATACCGTGAATCAATTTTTCTTGAATCACATTATATACACTCCACAAATCGTTTCCATTGTCTTCTTTACGAGTTGGGGTAAGAAGCTCTTCAACGTTGAAGGTCTTGTCGGTAGTATTAAAACGCAAACCAAGAGCAGCCAACGCAAATTTTTCTTTACGCTCTTGATCCAATTGAGTTTGTTTGAAACGATTCATACACTCAACTGTCAACGGAAGCTTTTCTACCATAGTGTTAATGGTCTTTTGAAGTTCTTCAAAATCGTAACCCATGTGGCGAATTTTGAAATTTGCAAAATCTTGGTCGCTAATAACCAAACCATTCTCACAAACCAAACGGAACAAACCTGCTGTAAAAGTAAAGGCATTTTTACCGTCGTGGCTATTGGTAAGCAAAATACGTGGAAAAACTGTGTCGCCGTCGTTTCCATCAATCACGATATCTGGATTTCCAAATACTACCAAATGCTTTTGAAAACCTGCTCCTTTACGAGCGTGTACTTGCTTTGCATCTACTACACCCCAACCTAAAGCACTCATATCATCGATAATCTGCTCGGTTGAAATGTGCTTGTAGTGCTCACTTGTCTTTCCACCTTTCTCTTTGGTGAAAACACTGTTTGCTGCTTGACGAATTTCTTCTTTCGTCATGAACGTGTTTTTCTTGATGTCTAACATAACCTTTGTTTTTAATTGTTAATTGTTTGTTTTTAACTCTTTGGTAAAGATATGAATGGTCTCCTGCGCAACCAAATTTCCTGCGCAAGAAAGAAAATTCATGGATATTTGTATATCCTTTGTCGACGCCAAAAATCTATAGTTCGAGACGAAGTAATGAATGCGGGTTAGTGGTGAAATGGGGTAGTCTAAAATTCATGAGATATAAATATATACGCTTCGATTCCCTATACCTATATTCGATCTATAAATTAATCCAATTTTTTATATATACTGCCGGCCCCCCGTATGGACACCGGCGCGCGTGGGGCTATAGGCGTAATATACGCATGCCGGCCGCCGGCGAGTAGGTGGTGGGCACGCACCGCGCACCCACCACTACCACTAGGGGAAATTGCTTTTACTTTTTAATCCACCGACGCCAAACAATATTGTCTTGGAACAACTTTTGGCGAGCGATTTGTCGTTGGCTTCTCATGTTGCGCTCACTGTTGTCAGGGTAGCATTTGAACTGAAAAACCAAACGATTAGTTACTGGTGAAACTGTCACATCAGACAAGGCGATGAAATCACGAGCTGGAATTTTAGCCATTACACCTGCATCATCGACAATGAGGACAACCTTTACTTCACCGGTAGGAACATCGGAGGTGAACAATCGGGTTTCATCAATGGCAAATTGATAACGACCTTGTGTTGTAGCACCTTCGGTTGAGCAATAAATTTCTTGTGACATGGGTTATTTGGTTTTTTTACGGTTGGACTTTTCCATTGCATTGGCAATCTTGTTAGCCATGTTATCGGACAATGGCTTTTTCTTTGCGGTGCGGGTCGGGGTTGCTTCAATTACTACCTCGGGGTTGTTGTTGGTGATTTCCAAGGCAACGACGGCAACGACGGTGCTCATTTTACTCGGACGACCACGACGCACAACTAAACCAGCGGCTTTCATTGCTTCCCATTTGGCAATTTTACTCTGTCGAGCGGAATTGGCAACGACGGGACGACCACGACGGGGAGATTCAACGTTTTCAGACATAACATTTATTTTTATTTAATTATGAGTTGATAACCGCATCAACTCTTTGGTAAAGATATGAATCGGATCTCGGGCAACCACATCCCGTCGCACATTTTTTTTCAATCATTGAATTTTACGTGTGGCAGTTGCGGTTCGTATATATTTTAGTGGGTATGGAAAAGGGGTGAGGCGATGCATGGAAAGGTTGACTCCCCTACCCCCTTACACCACCCACCACCACACCATTTGCTCACATACAATCGTTCTATAGTTTCTATAACGCATTCACATATAGGGTTCGCCACATTACCCGCATCCACTTCCCCGCGTTAATATCCATTTATATCAATTTACCCAGTTATATAAACCACGACCGATTCCAGATCAACACCCGTCGCGCTCGCGTGAAATGAAAGATGACCCGCGTTAATATAAACACGAGTCACCGTTGTTGTTGTCCTGGGTATTGTCGTTATTGCCCCTATACGGGGTAAAGGATGATTGAATTTATATCCGAGCGTATATTAATTTTCCAATTACCCGGCAATCGATTAAGATTTTTTTCTATATATTTAGTATATAATTTGCCTCGTTTTGAATTAAGATCCGGCTCATCTTCTGAATTATCTCCTTTTGGTCGTATTACAATAAAGATAATTTTTACATTACCAAGTTTATTTATTTTTTTAATAAAGTCTATTACACATTCAATAACTGTAGCTATTAAACTATATTGTTCAAATAAATTTGTTGTTTGTTCTTCCTTTTCGGCATCCTTTACGTCGAACCCAACACCTAAATACGTTTTGTACCAAATGTCACCTGAACTTTTAAATTGTTGTAAAGAACCCCTTATAAAAACTTGATAAGTAGTTTTAGGGCTATTAATTGTATAAGTAAATTCATATTGATTACTTTCTGGATATGGGCCCATTTCTGATTTAATAGTTGCCTCTACATCACCATCTGGTGTCCACGGAAATGGTTTAGCTGATGCATCACCAATCTCACTTAATATGTCTGTTAGTTTCATTTTTTTAAATTGCGTATTGTGTCTTGCCACATTGGGTCGTTGATGTCGTGATTGTTTTAGTAATTACCATTTAAGATTATTCAGCCCACGCTGAACTTCAGATGGAGATACTAACTCATACGCTTGTGCATTAGTCCACTCCCAAAATTTATTATACTTTACAGTAGCTATTAGAATTGCATCTTCTTCTCCTTCTTTCTTAGAGTAGAATTTATTAGGAAGTAGTTTAAAGTATAAATCATAATAAACAATATTATCTTCACCTCCATGAGGATGTCCCTGATATGGGGGGTGGACAATGTGTCCTAAATATTTTAATTGTGATGGATCCTCAAAGTAACCAGATTTATCTACTAATTCACCCATGTATTCACTATCTAATGGGAATGGGAGTTCTGATTGACCTGAGGTTACTTTAATTTCTCGTAGTAAGTTATTAGGTATATCATCTTCATCTATATTAAACCAATTGTAGAACTCATACCCATCTTCCCTTCCATAATTGTAACTGTAAATTACTTTAAATGGGTAACCCTTATTATCTCTAAAATATGTTGAAATTAAGTGAACATCTTTACCTGGGGTAGGGTGTCCTCTAAATGGCATTTTTTCAAATCCAATATAATGTTTATTAATATCAAACTGGCCTATATTGCCTTTTAATACATCTTGAGAAATAAAATCCCAAACTGCTTCAATGTTTAGAGGGTAAGCATCGCCTCGTACTACTTTAATCTCACTTAATATATCTGTTAGTTTCATTTTGTAAGTTGAGTTTTTATAATGTCTTGCCACATTGGGTCATTAATGTCGTGATTGTTTTCACCCCAATATGAGTAGTCACCCGTATCACTATCGAAGCTAATTTGGATGACTTTTAACCAAGGGTTTGTGGTGGGGAGTGATACCCTAAAATAATAGGTAATAGTTTGTGTTGAATCCACAAATAAACCATCGTATATAGAATATCCTAAAAACTCATCGGGTATGTAATTAAGGAATACTTTCTCGGAGTATAATTCCCAAACTTCTTCAGGACTAGGTATACTAATTGCTGGTTTTACCTTAATCTCGTTTATTTTATGTGGAGGAAACCTCTCTTTGAAATCATTAATTGGCAAAGGCCAAGAGCTATCATACACATATTGATCTGAACCTGTAGGATCTTCTCTAAAGAAGATCATTCTAATTGTTTCTGGGTCTGGGGTTTGGAAAAAATATCTTATATATTGTTTTGGATCATATTCATCTTTTGTATAGTCTACAGAGTCTTGATAGCCTATAAGTTTGTAGTCTTTAATCTCATCTTCCCTCATAGGCTTACGAAGTAATTCTTGTCTCAATACCTCATCAGGGTTAACCTTAAATTTAGTCGGAGGTTTTACCTTAATCTCGTTTATTTTATATTCACTATAATCCCTATTGAAATCATCAGTTAGCAAACGCCAAGAGCTATCATACACATATTGATCTGAACCCATAGGATATTCTTTAAAGATGATTAGTTTAACTATTTCTGGGTCGGGAGTTTGGAAATAATATCTTATATAATGTCTTGGATCATTAGTATAATATTGGGCATAGGCACTTTCTGTATCGTCTTGATAACCTATGAGTTTATAGTCTTTAATCTCATCTTCCATCATAGGCTTACGAAGTAATTCCTGCCTTAACACCTCATCAGGATCAACTTTAAATCTAGTCGGAGGTTTTACCTTAATTTCGTTTAATTCATCTGATTGTGGTTTTAACCAAATTATTTCCTTATCGCCCCTATATGGGCTATCCATGTTCCACTTAACATCTACATAATTAGAAGGATCTTGCTCTATATCTCCTAAATCGGTAGTCTCGTAAATGAAGGTAAATATTACATCGAAATGAGATTCACGATAGGTTTCAGCATAAATCTCAGTAGTTTGTTCCTTAGAGTCTATTTTAAATGCAATTATAGGCTCATTAGGTATTTTAACAAAATCATCTTCATCATAGTATGGGTATCTTGGGTCGTTGTTTTCTAGGAACTCATTGAAATTGTCAACTGCATTTTGTAATACATCTTTCATTATGGTTTGAAGTGCATCGTAATTGGAAGCTGGTTTAACCTTTATTTCATCAATTTTGATTATATCTTTACTATTTTCAAATTCGGATGGGTATATTGAACCCATATTTACAATTTTATAATTACCTGTTTTAGGGTCTTGAGATAAAACTACCTCAAATATACGGAGAGTATTATACCAAAGCATCTTGAAATAATAATGTAAATAATCTAGATCATCTTTAGTATATTCTTTGTAACCTATGAATTTGATTGCATCTGCTTCCTCCTTACTAGTAATATAGAATCGATCAAGATAGAATTGTAAAACCTTATCGGGATCAAGTTTAGGTTGGAACGCCGGTTTAACCTTAATTTCATTCACCTCAGTTACCTTATTGAATTGATTAGGATCAGTAGCATAGTAATAAAAATACTCATCTGAAACCTGCTTCTCCAAGTCTGGGGATTTTCCTTTTCTAAGAAATATTATTACTGTTTCACCTGTGAATCTATATTTAAAATGGTAAGCTATAAAATCTCCTTTAAAACCCCCTATCCAAAGATTGTTAAAATGTTCTGTATAATTAACCAGTTTATAGTTTTCAGGGTTGAAAAGTTGAGGTCTTTTCTTTAATCTCCATTCCTTACTACCGTCAGTGTTAGATGCCAAATGATCTTTTAAATCATTTATATAATACTGTAATACTTCATCTGGGTCAATTGGTGGAATAAGAGGTGCTGATATCTTTATTTCATTTAATTTAGTTATATCAGTCCTTTCATTAAAAGCATCTAAACTTATCTTATCATCTGAATCAAATTGGTAAATACCAGAGCCTTCAGGATATTCCATTAAGACGATCCTTAGAATTGAATCTTCAAAACCTGGTATCTCGGGAGAAGTTACAGCAAAGAAATAAATTAGATTATTAAAAATATCTGGGCGTTTTTGTGCTAGATTTGTCTTATATCCTATTAGCTTTAAATTGGAGCTATCTTTAATTCGTTCAGAATACCAGGCTGAATCATCCTTAAAATATATGTCTAATACCTCATCAGGTGGAACTAAGTCAAATGCTGGTTTAACCTTAATCTCATCAATTCTTATTGTACCTTCATCAGAATCAAATTGATTCCTAGGAATTGTAGTGAGTTTTATAAATTCGTATGGGGTTGATTCACGGTATTTACGATAAGTTAATCTCTCAATTCCATCTGGGCGTTGAGAATTAGATACATAGTAAATAGCCAGAGGGTATTCTTCAGGTCTTTCTCTTTCTTCATAACCTACAATTTTTAATTCAACAGGTTCATTCGGATATGTTCTGAATAATGATGGGTCCAGGAGATGCTTTAATGTTTTGAGTTGTTCTATCACTTCATCGGGATCAACTTTGAATGGTGTTGCAGGTTTGACCTTAATTTCGTTAATTTTAGTTATATCTTTCCTGTTTTCAAAGTCATATGAGGTTATGAAGTCTTCGGCGTAGTATTCATACACACCTGTTGCAGGATCTTGCTTTAAAATTATTTTAACTATTTGATTTTCATTTCCAAAATTGAAAAAATAAAGCAAATACTTTTCATCATCCCTATCATAATCTTTATAACCTATAAGTTTAAATCCTGGTGTATTTTCACGAGGATTCCAATGAACCATTTGGTCAAGAAACATTTGTAAAACCTTATCTGGGTCAACTTTGAATGGTGTTGCAGGTTCAATCTTAATTTCTTTTAATATATCTGTTAGTTTCATCCTTATTCAATACTCAAGTTCAATTGCTGCTACCCTAATACCATCTAATGTACGGACTATATAACCTAACCCATAGTCACTAACAAAATTTTCATCGTTTTCTGCATCCTCTAAAAACCTAAAAATAATACTCAGTTTTAATTCGTCATCCACTTCAGGATCATCACCATCATCAATAATAGCATTCATTTTTACTTCTTGTGGATTAGTCCCAATTAACTCTATACTTTCTATTGTTTTTATATAGAATTTTTTTTTAATATATTCTAAATTACCTTCTATAAGATCTAATAACATGCTAGGTGCTTGAATCCTAATCTCATTTAATAGGTCAATCAATTTCATACCTATAAATATTAAGAAAAGTTACATCTTAAATAATCTGATGTTCCTTACTATCACCCATTGATTTATATTTCGAGCAAATCGAGTTGCTTCTCTTAAATCTGGAAATTCACGAGTCAATTCTTCCCAATAACCAGGGCGACTACTGCTATCCATGTTGTAACGATTGTAAACTATTTTGTACATAACCTTAATTTTGTTTTTTAATTATTATTTTACCAAAACACATTCCGAAGAATAAAAATGCTAAAATGTTTTGTGTATAAAATCCTATGCACCAAAAAGTAAAACCAAGCAACGCCCAACCTAAGTTAGTTAGTTGTATCATAAAGATTGTATATTTGTAGGGATTTAGGCTTAAGGTAGATTCTCTATTTGATTTATAAACTCAACTAAATACTTATAGTCATAAGTTGATTCAATTTCTAGAATATATTTATTTCTACCTAAAGGGCGAAGAAATTGGTCTGGGTTTTGATTAGGTAAATCCTCTAAATATTCTACTGTAAATACCTTAGCAGGAATTGTACCATACTCTGGGATTGTGAATGAATGGATGCTTCGAGGTATGTTAGCTAGTTTTAATCTAACTAACCCATTAGAAGTTGTGAATGAATCTCCTATATTTGAATATGCTAAATAATCGTCTAATGAAGGTAACATTGCTGTTACTTTAATTTCATTAAGTAAATTAATTCTTCTATTTTTATAAATAAACTCTGTTATATCAAAATTACCTTTCATGGTGATAAATATAAAGAGATTATCTAGACTTAATTACTAAAAGTAAATACTTTACTCTTAATTTTAATTTTTCTAATAGTGGAGACATTAATCATTCTATACTCAAATTTCTCCATATCAAATACAGGTAGAAGGTTTTTAGCTTCAGCATTATATGCTAAATTACCTCCTCTAAGATGATTAACTACTCCTAAACGAGCTTTCATTTTACGAATGCTACCATCTTTTTTGATAAATTCTACAGAGAAGATTTTACCATCAGATGCTAGTGAGCGAATTTCTAGAATTGTCATAACCTTTATTTTTAATTTCTTATATAAAGATACGAAACATGTTTCAATCTCCCAAATCAAATTGTTATATAAGCTTCGTAATCATAAAGTTTAGGAGAGTATTGAGGGTAATCTTCATGAGTAGAATAATTAACTATTTCCCCAGTCTCCAATACTTTACTTTTCCACTCCCACAAACCATTAATATCTCTTTCGGGTAAACTAATTACTTCTACTATTACTTTATAACCATATTGGAATTCATAATGAATGTCTCCAATTTTAATATCATTTACTTTGATATTACCACGAGTAGTTACAGCTTTCATACTAAATTTATTTTAAAAAAGGTGGAACCTAACAAAACCACCTATTATCCTAAATACTAAACCGGTGTTAGGTTTTTTTATTTTTTGGTAAGGGTACCAATACGTTTATCTAAAGATTTAAAAAGTTCTCTCTCAATCAATAAAATATAAGTTGAGAAATGAAGTGACTTTTCCCTAGGAATTAATTGCATAGCCGAATCTAACCCTTCAGTAAGAGAAGATTTGAGTTCTGAAATTAATTCTGGGGTAAGATTATTTTTTAGAGGCATAACCTAAAGCTAATAAGAATATTACTAGAATAGTTCCTAAAATGACAATAATGGGTTTCATTGGCTTTTTAACTTTTGGTTAAATTTACAAATTATTTTTAGAGCAACCAAATCATTTATAATGATATTTGTAAAAAGTTTCAGTCATTAAATGACCTTTAGTGGAGCATTTAAGTGCTTCTTCAAATGTTGTAAAATAGTGAGGAATCAGGTTAGGTGTTTCCACTACAACCCAGTCTTCTTGTTTAGTTATATCTTTATACATTGGTATTGTTTCGAATAATACGAACCAAATCTTCTAGGTCACCAGCACCTTTAACCTTCAGAGTTAAAGAATCAAAAATATAGGCTTCCCAACCATTTTTAGCTGCTTCATCATCAGCATTTGACATGATGCAAATATCGCCAATATCAAGAGTGTAGTAATAGAAATCAGTGTCATGTCCTGATTCTTCTATTGTTACTACTACTTTCTCAAAACCCAATTTTTCAAAAATTTCTTCAGTCATAATATTTTTATTTATGTCCCCAAGATACACAAAAACCCCAACGTCCCCAAATAAAATCTACACAGTAATAACCAAATAGGATCTTATCGTAAACAAATTTAATACAAGGTATAACAACAAACTCGTAGGATTGTTCGTAACGCTCTATTTTCATTTTTTATTTAGGTTATAATATTCTTCATAGTTTGAATAAGCCAAACCCCACATCACATTAAACCACATCATCTCTTTTTCAGCAGCTGCTGCTCGCATTTGAAGATTTTTCATAAGGTATTTTTTACCCCATTTCTTAAATTCCTCCCCTTGCTCAACAGTCATTGTGTATTTTTGGTACCATTTTTCTACACCTAGAATATCATCATAGGTAACATTGTGACCTGCAATTACAAACATTTGATTGATAAGGTCTTTGAGTGCCTTATCTTTCTTTTGGTCTCGAGTTAGTCGCTTTGCCATATTATCCAAAATAAATTAAATTATTCTGTTGTTTTTAATTATACCTAAATATACTAACTAAGTTAATATGAACCAACTTTTATTTTAAGTAAGAGAGGATTATTCGTCCTCTCCTACCCAATCTTTTTTGAAAGACTCTAACTCTAGATCTAATTTCAACTTCAAGTAAGCCTTTATTTGATCAAAAGTAAACTCTTGGTCTCTATTCAGTTCCAGACAGATTGACTTTACTACACCCTCGAAAGCTGTGTCTAAGTAAGTGTTGTATGCTTCGCTAATTTCTTCAAACATAACCGTTTTTGTTTTTAATTATACCTAAAGATATGAACTATTTTTCAGATAACCAAACCTATTTATATTTGTCTTTTAGGATAATATCATAATAGTTTATTAACTCCTTTGGTTTACCTGGTTTATAACTAGTAAACATAAGTGGAAACTCTTTCTTACATTGCTCAATACGTTCACGCTTAGTTCCTTTAGTCTTGTAGGTGTAGAACAAGAACGCCATCCAGTATTGGTCTGGATGTGGTGTCCAAACTGTAACTGCAATCTGCCATTTGAAGAACACAAATGATATGACTGGGGAGTATTCATAGCGATAATCTGTTTCAGTCCATTTTGTTTTCCATCCTAAACTGCAATGATCGAAGCCAACCTTTCTAGGTACAGCCATTTTGTATCCTGGCTTTTCAGGATGTTTAACCCATTTGCGAGGTAAAAAATAAGGTACACCAATAGCGATCTTCCCAAAGTACCATCTGAGGGAAGGTCGCTTGAATGGCGAGCAAAATGCTTTTAAATACATGAATCTATTCATGACTTACATAATATCAATTACAGAGGGTGTTAATTGTCCATCTTGATAGACAACATAACCGTTAGAGTCCAAAGCATCAATCAAATAATATTTAGCACCCATTGACTTTTTAGTAGCTTCAAACGAATCTATAATATTGGTTACTTGAGTGTGTCCTACTACTTGAATGTAATCCTTTTTGAATCCTTTCTCACCCTTATTAGAGCTCATTAAAGATCTAGGACGAATCCAAAATGGACCTTGTGATTCATCATCACCATAGGGATCCCAACCAGCTTGACTAAAGTTAAAACGTCGTGGGTGATATGTAAATAGATCGTTTACAAGTTCAACTACATTCTCATGCTCCCAACCTGGTAGACAATGACTTAACCATACAGGACTCAATCCTGCATGAGTACAAATTATGTTATCGAGTTGGTAAGCAACTTGCAGGTGATGTTTATTTTGTTTTAACACGTCCTGAATATCCCAATGTAATGCTGCTTGATGACCACTATAAGCCTCACCAGCATCCATATAATGGTGATCGTGATTACCAATCAACATGATAACTTCCTTATCGGTGTTCTCCTTGAACTCAATAATGTCTTTAAAGTTACGAATCTGAGATACACCTGGAATATCAAATGAATCAAAGTAATCTCCCCAGAAGATAACCCGGTCAGGGTTTTCTGCTTTGATAATATCTTTCCAGATGGAACGACCGTGTGTATCTCCAAGAAAGACTGTTTTCATTTGCGTTTAATTTCACCTAAGATTTCCAACAAAATCCAAACCACAATAATACCAAATATCCACATTACGCTTCCAGTTTAGACATTAGTATATCGGCACGGTTTTTGTACTCCATAGCTAACACAATCATCCCTTGATTGAGATAATACTCATACTTATTGAGCATTTCACGAACTTGTTCCATTATCCTTTAATAAGTTGTTTTGAGACAGATGCCTGTTGGTTTAGGTTTTGAATATATTCCGAGTTTTGGATATGTTCAATATTATATTGATTTTTATGTACCTGTTTTCCTAAATCACTAATTTGTTGGTCCAAGAATTTTTGATTTTCCTTAAGTACTAAAATTCGCTCTTTAAGCATAATTATTTGTAAAAATAAAGAAAATGCTATTATCAAAGTTAATATCCAAAGTAAACTTATAATAAATGTTGTTAGTGTCATAAAATAATTAGAGGTTAGTTATTTTTGATTTCTTTTTTAGCAATTTTGTAAGCAGTTTCAATTCTTTCAACATGATCCATTTTTGGATGATCTATTATTAACTGTTGAGACAAAGCAAAAACTCGTTGTTGAATTCCTTTTTTATAAGCTTTATGCATTATTTTTTCAATTTCACTCATATCTGAATCTCACTTGAAGTTTTTAAACGTTTTTCCCATAAATCACATAGCTCTTCAAAAAGTTCATCATTTTCTACTTCAAACTCATTTTCATCTGTAATAGTAATGTATTCTTCTTCACAATCATCATGATCTATCTCATGTACTAAAGTATAGTACAAATCATCAGTTTCGGAGTGAATGATGTAGGTTTGAGTTGTTTTGGATAATCTTATCATGTTAGTTGTAATTAAGGGGGAATTTAAAGGGATCAAAATCTGATATTTCTTCTAATGCAGCTGTTAAACCTTCAATATAACCTTTTAAGTAAACTATTTCACCTTCAGAGTATTCTCTTGAAGGGTAAAGAAGCTCTAACTTTTGGTCTTCAATAGCTTCTTCTAGCTTATATTTTACTTCATTAATCATATTATGGGGTAAAATTACTAAAAATACTATAACTTTTGTGCCCAACTATTAAAGTAATCACATTTTTCTTTAAGATTCATTTTCTGTCTTGCTTCCCAATTAGGAGGATAAACAGTTCTAGCCTTAATAAAACCTTGAGGTGGATTGTTGATTTTGTCTGGGGTCAGTATCTGCTTCAAACCTAACTTGATTTGAATTTTTTCGTGCCACCACAAGATTTGTCTTATAAAGGTAGACTGGGCCAGTGTATGGTGTGTGGATTGGTTCATTGGAATTATTGTAACTAATTAAACGTCTTTCGCCATCAAAACTTCGAAATTCTCTAGCAGTAACTCTGTACCAAATTTCATTACTAAGTTTAACTTCACAACAACTAGTTTCAAAATCATAAATTAATTTAGCTGTGTTTCCTCGCTTTTCACTCATGCCTTTAGGGGTTTACCATTAGATAAAAATACAAACCAATTTCGAGTAGACCCCCCCTTACCAGAAGGATGTTTAACCACTCTATAATTCTTAATATCGTTAAGAACACAGTATATAAAAGCATCAGAATATTCTAAAAAGATTTTAACTGATTTCTTTTTCATTAGAAAGGAAGAGTATCATCAGGTTGATAATCATCAAAGAAACTTTCTTGTGGTGGGTAAGAGATTAAATTAACTCCTAAAAAATCGAATAAAGCCTTAATTTGACTTTCATCTTCTACTACATTCACACACGCTCCAGTATTTAAATAAACTGAGGTGTAGTTGTCTTCGAAGCAGATATCAGCAATTGCTTTTATAGGAATAAAATGCTTTTTATGATTCCCATAACCACTTAATTCAATGTACTTTGTCATAACAATAAATTATTATTTTCTAAACCATACCAAAAACGTTCCAACCATAAACTAATCTTAACTCCTTCTATTAAATCATCAATTTCTTTACCTTCATATCTTTCTTTAGCTACTATCATCAATCCAAAATCAAAAAGATCACGAGCTAAATCTAGATTTCCCTCTTTTACTGCTTGTCTGGCTTTTTTATAAGATTCGGTAACGGTATATTTCTGATTCATAAGAGGAATAGTTTATATGGAACTTTACTTCGTAAAGATACAAAACCTCCTTTGAAAAATCAAATTATATAATACCTTTCTTTTTAGCTGTTTGATAACTAACGTAATAACCTTCTACTTCATCAAAATACATTCGCTTAGTAGCAGATAATGTTGCTTGTTCTTCTTCATAGCTCTTAAAATTTTTAGGATATTCTACTTCTACAGAAATAGGACCATTAGCAAAAATGGTTTTATCCCAAATCCAAGTAGTTTTAATACCATCTCTTTCAAATACTTGAGTATATTTTAACCTAAGTTCAGCTGGTTTTTCTGAAGGACGACCTTTGGGGAGAGAATAATTAGACATAACTTTTATTTTTTAACTTTTGGGTAAAGATACAAACAAATCAGGGCGTAGCCACACCTCTTTTTAAAACCACTTTACTGGCTATTACATTTGCCCATACAATAGCTTGTTCAGCATCCCCAAAGTCAAAATAATTAAGAATAAAGGCAGCAGTAAATGTATCTCCAGCTCCTGATACATCTATGGTTTGTTTAGGATTTTCCTGAGGTATAAGTTTATCATCGTAAAGTACTCCTTTGGATCCTAAAGTAACAATAAGATTATCAGGATTAAGATGTTTATTATTTTGGGATTCACTTTCGTTTAACTTAATAAAAGTAAACTTATCAGCTATTTCTTGAGTTAATTTACGTTTAGTATCTAAAATAGATAATTTAGCTAAATGACCTATAGCCCATAAATTAGTATTATCTAAATAACCTTTATTGTAATCACTTACAATTACAATATCTGAATTTTTAATAAAATTCTCAACATCGGTAGACCACTCAATAGGGGTTATTGTTTCTTCACCTTCATCGACTCGAATGAACATATGATTCGATTTAGAATCAACATAACGAGTTTTAGTTACATTAGAAAGAGGAGTTAAATGTATTATTTGAACTCCAGACTTTAATGCTTTAACATTAGCAACTACATTAGCTGCCATCCCCCCATTAATCGTTGTTTCTACAGGATTAAGTACGGGGACAGGGGCTTCAGGTGATAAACGTTTAGTGCTACAATAAATAAATTTATCAATGCACGATTCCCCTATTACTAGAACTCTTAATTCGTTCAATTTCATATAATTCTAAAGTTAAACCAATGCAGATGCTATGGAGAACTTGAGGTTTCTCCATAGCAATCTCTGCAAGATGTTCGTCAGGAAGACTAAAAACAAGTTCTAACATTGAATCTGGAATTTCAATATTCCTCATTATAAGCCAGATACTCAGGACGTTGTTTTCTCTTCTTTTTGAGTTCTGGGTATTTGGTTTTGGCCCAGTTTAACCATTCTATAAAGGTTTGGGCATTTTGGCGAGCGCTGTTTTTACTCATATTTAGTGCATTTATTACATTTATTCCCCGAATATAATGAAGAAATTAACGTCCAGCAAGCCCAAATAACACAAAGATATATAAGAAATGTTTCTATCATTTTCCTTGCCCTACATAGGGCTTGTCATAATGTTTCCCATGTTTATGAGAAGACTGTTTAGTTTTAGCATGCACCCCAGGTCTTCTTTTTTTAGGTTTTTTTAAAAAGATTGTAACAGTTTGTCCCTTAATTTTAGCCATATCAAATATATTAACGATTAATAAAAACCGTTAATACATATTAAAATTTCTCCTTTAATTTGGCTGAAAGTTTTTTAATCTTAAGTAGATAATTAGGGTCTTCAGCATAACTATTTCCTAAATAACAAAGATATTGTTCTTCTGTTTTAATCTTATTTAAAAATGTTGCTTGGTAATAACCATAATCGTAAACTGATTTGGTCCAATCCTGGTAATAAGCATGTTTACGTTTAGTACCTAGGGCTGTAGTGATACGTTGTTTGGCTTCTCTCATCCCAAACAAATTATGATTGTGTCGGAAGATATTTGAGCTGTAGTTGTTTGATTCGAGTTTGGCTTGAGCTAAAACGATGTGAGGAAATTTAATATTTAACTCTTTCATTAAATCAATTAGTTCATCCTCGCTGAATGGAGGATGATCCATATTAACTAACAGGATTTCCTTTTCATATGGTTCTAGATGATAAATTTTAGTCATCCTACCTACCCCATAAGCTAGGGCTAAAGCTAAAACAAAAATAACTCCAGTGTTGAAGTAAATTTTATGAAGTTTGATCTTCTCAAAAGTCAAACTTTCAGTGTTGAATTTGTAAAACATAACCTTTTAGTTTTAAAGTTAATTAGGATTTGGTTTCAAGCTCTTTAATTGCATTAATTATTTTGACACACCCTTCATAAGCTTCATTAGCTTCAAATATTTCTAAATTTTGTTTTAAAGTTTCTACCATATTAACTCTATCTAAAGTAATATCAAATATTTCACCATCATCAATTACCTCTACTTCTAAAACCGGAATAAATCTTTTACCTGAATTAAGGTGTTTTAGGGCTTGAGTTACTATAGCTTCTGAGATGCGGAAGTCTTTTTGAAGAAGAATTGATTCGAATTCTTCTATGGTTTGGACTTTAATTAGAGGCACCATCAAAACAAATTTAAAAATTTACCATCCGTTTTCTTTTCTCTAAATTTATCAAATTTTTCTTGCGTATCCAAAAGATTTGTCGCAAGTTTTTCTAAATGTTTTGACTTAACATTTTGATAATCATTTACTATCTTATCATGTTTTTTGTGTTTCATGGTTGGATAGTTTTTTTAATACTAAAAAATTATTAGTAGTTCTTTTTAATTCATTAAGAATTGATTTTCTACTTTTAGGTTTGTGTTGAAATCCTCTTTTTTTAACAGATCTTGCCATTTTAAATTCTTGATATTAAGTCCAAATCATCGTCCTTAGGTGGATCATACAACCCTAATTCTCTAAGACGTTGAATTTGATACTCATCAAGATCAAAATTAACAGCATCAGTAGTGTTATTTAGTGGTCTTGAAGTTTCAATTTGCTCTTCGTCCTTGGCACTAAATATATCACCAATTGTTAAAAAATAATGATTATAACAAAGAACTTCTAAATTTTCTAATCTATAGTTCTTTTTATTATTATCCTTAAAATGAAGTAATAAAGGTATTTTGTAATCTAATATGCGTCTTTCATTAAAACCACACATGTAACATTCTTCATTTAAATGTCCTTCCTCAAATAATCTTTTTTTAACTTTTTCTGGGTTAAAGTTAGTCATAGGTACACGACCCTCTAATAAATCATTAAGAGCTGGGACTTTACGACTATTTTTAAGGAATTTAGGAATACCTTTACCTTGCTGGTTTAAATGTTTGTCAAACAAATTTTTACCACTTTCCTCATCAATATAAAATTTAGCCCATTTTTTGTAATGAGTATAGGAAAGATTCAACCACCTTGCAGCAGACCTATTAGACTTGGTCTGCGACATGGCAGCTAAAATTTGTTCTTTAGTTAAGGGTTTAGGTAAGGGCATTACTCAAAATCTCCTTCTAGATTTTCAACATCAAAGTTTTGAATGAAGTCTTGTTTTTCATCTTCATCATCAAAGTTAGTAACTTCATGAATTTGTGGTTTAGAAAAAGCCGGTTCTTTTACTATAAAGTCTATAAACTCGGGTTCATCTAAAATCACAATGTCCGTGTAACTATGATCGCCTTCGCCTAATTGAACTGTAACCCCGCGTTTACGACCTGAATCGCTGCAATTAACACAAAATTTAGTGTTAGGTAAAATTTCTAAACGTTTAGGATTAATAAGTTCTCCACATCCTGAGCACTCTTTATTCATCTGTATCAGTTTCTAGTTTTATTATAAAATCATAAAGTTCTCCAGCGGTCTGTATTTTAACTTTATTCCCTTCTAAATCAGTAACAATGAGATCATTCTCATCTTCAGCTAAGTGTTGTTCATAAACAAACCAAAGAATTAATTCTGCAACAAGTTCGTCAAAAGTAAAATTTATAAGACCTTCTAAAGCCTTGGCATACATATCATCCCATGACCAAAGATCCAAATTATATTTATCTTCTACTTCTACTGATCTTATAATAGCTTTTTGGTAGTTTTCTATAAATAAGATAAAATTCTTTCTTTCTAATTCTTCAGGAGTTAATTGAGTGCCTTCTATTTCTATATCAACACCCAATACTTTTCTAAAGAGATTTCTAAAATCTTTTTTTGGATTCATTAAAACATTCCTTTTTTACCTACCGCCCAAATTTTAAGAAATTCTTTAAGGGGTAATTGTTTTTGTTTAGCAAATTCTTTAGCTGCTTCTAGTCTTGAACGTGTAAAATGAGATTTACCTAAAATTTCTTTAGACTCATCTTTACGGATATAATAAAAACAAAAACTCATAATCTGGATTTTAAGGTTAATAATTCTTTACATTTGACATAATCTTCCCTAGCTTCATAATATTTAATTATTTTATCTAATAAAAATTTGTATTGAGATTTAGGAAGTTTAACCTTAAAGTTATAAGTGACTAGATCAAATAAAACACATTCACTTTTATTTTTGCGTATTGCCTGTTTTAAAGCTGCTAATGCATTTTCTATTACTAAATCACAAAACTCCTCACTTAAAACTAAATTCTCTAAATCTTCTGGGTCATTGTATTTTATGTCTAACTTTAGGGGTATTGAGAGTCTAGCTGCTGTTTCCATGTTTATAAATATTCTATCTCTAACCCTGGAATCCTATCATATTGATGAACTATACAATATAATTCTCCAGAGTAGGTAAAAACTTGATTATTCTTTATTACTGGGGGGTTGGATAATAATTTGGAGGTGTATTTAGGTGCAACTTTAGGGTCTAAGGTTGTTCCTAATTGAGCACACCAACTTTCTTCTAGGGAATTAAAACAAGTTACTTTTTCCCAAGGTTTAGTATTAAGAATTAAATTAAATGCGGCTTGATCGGGTTGGGGGTCATGTTGTGTTCCGACTAAGCTAAGGTGGAATACACTAAAACAAAGATCCCTAACATAAGAAGATACACCACCAAAAGTTCCGGCATTGAAAATTTCATTGTTTTTATGATTTTCGTATAGGTGGGGGTAACAAGTAGCTAAGTTATTATTCCCCCAATCTTCATCTACATACTTAAGACCCTCACTTCCTACTATTATCTTATCAAATTGCATCTTATAAACATCCTTTATATGTTTTATAGGATCCCTTTGAAATATTACATCTTTAACATCAGTAACTACAACATACTCATAATCAGAGTGTTGGCTCAAAAAATTATAAATGTCTAAAAATCTTTGAACTACTATATGTAATCCCGTAGATTGAGTAACAACTACACTAACATTATTTTCTTTAAGATATTGGAGGGTTTCTTCAGGAACATCATATACTATAGTTAAAATTTCTCCTGAAAAATGTTTTTTAGCAGATTGAACCCAATGGTGGATTTTATCAGGGGTGTATCGAGTTATGTTCCCTATCAGTAAGTTTTTCATTGAACTTAATTAATTCAGGTTGGAAATTAGAATGGGATTGTTGAGTAAATTCTTCTTTTCTATCTATAAATTTAATTAAAGACTTTAAATACTCCAACCTAAACTTATTATTTTCAATAACAAGTTCACCTTCAATAACATATTGTTGAGGGTGAATATTATGATGTTTCATTATTCCACAGGCATACATGATAAAAGTATCATCTAATCCATAGGGACCTAATGAATCTGGGATGTCAATAAATCTACCTAATTGGGTTGCAATTACAGTACCCCACCCAGCAAATTTAAACTCAGATATAGGTTTAAGATTAATACTAGAATTAAAAAAGGTACTTTTATAAGGATCTCTGTTAAAATAATTTTCATGAGTTGCTTCCTCATTGAAAAAACTTTCATTACTAACTACATCCCAAGTAGTGTCCCACATTCTGGTGAGTTGGGGAGTGATAATACATAAAGGATTAGTTACAAGTTCAATACTATCAAATATTCTTCTTAATAAAGTATCATTAAAAATAACATCAGTATCCAGATACATAACATAATCAGCATCTGTTGTTCTAAAAGTATGTCGTCTTAAATCATTACACCCTAAAAACTTACCTTCAGTATCTATCCTTAAAACACACTCGGCCCAATCTTCATTTATTTTAATTAACTCGTGATAGGCTGAGCTGAAAAAATTTATATCTAGGACTGAAAAGGACCAATCTACTAGATTAGTGTTTAATAAAACCTCAATTCTTACTCTATGATTCTCATTTAGATATTGACTGGACCTTTTTAACTGGATTAATGTTTGTTCTAAGGCATTAAGTTCGTAAGGTAAAGTGTGAATTATTATATGTAACATTATAGTTCAATTAAAGTATGGTCTTTCAAACCCGTAATAATATCAAATTGCTCCCAGCCTGTAGGGACTTCCCAGTGTTCACAAAGAGTAGGATTTTGAATTACTTCATATCCCCCAAGCATCATAACATATTGTAAACTGAAATCAATCCAACCTATAATTTTGTTGATTTTTACTAAATCATCATAATTTTGGTAGAAATGATCTTTACAATCTTCCCAAGCTTTTATAAATTGTTCTCTATTTACTATAGTCCCCCCACCTGATGCATACCCAGGACAATTATCAACTCCACCATGTTGTTTAGAATAATCAAAAAATTCTTGATTAATATAATTAGGTCTCATTCTACCTGTTGGGCTAGGAGCTGTAGGGTGAATCGCTATGCTAAAATCATATTGTAAAATAGTAATAGGTTTTAAAACAAAATCATCTTCTTCTAAAAGAAGCATATAATAAGAATCTGTTTTTTTGCAGGCCTCATAAAAACCTCTAAACCATTCAAAAGTTGCTTCTTTATCCCAACACTCTCTACCTACCTGGACATTGCCAAAGTTACCACAATAACCTAGTTGAAAAAGATTAATTGATGTTTTAGCCCCAATTTCAAGACCACGTTGTTGGTAATTGATTAAATCACCCTCGTAATCTACATTTATAAATAAATCAGCATCCGGGTAGTGTTTTTGGAGGCTTTGGAGAGATTTTATTCCTGAATCTACATTTCGATAAGCCCAAAGGTAACCACTGATAATTTTAGTCATGGCGAGTTAAAATATAAAGATCATTAGTTATAGCATTCTTAAATTCATCATCAACCCATTGGACATTTTCAGCTCCAACTTGATTAACCATAGGAAGATACCAATTATGCATAGCTACATTTATACCTTCAGGTGGATTAGTTTCCATTTCTTCAATTGATGATATAACATTATCTAACATAGAGTAAGGAAACACTACAAAAGTATCATTTACAATAGGTAAATTAGTATACTCAGGTTCTCTCCAAAGAAAATTGAATTTAGTAAAATCGAAGTTATATTCTTTAAAGGGATTTTTAAAAAATTTTATATCAAACCTAGTTGAAATAATTAAATCTAAGTCTTGATTTTGAAGAAAATTTAAACTATTTAAATAAATAGAAGAAATAGCTTTATATGATCCTACTTTATCACCTCCACCTAAATTATTGTAAGATGGAGGGGCAATAACAAAGTTTTGAGGTTTATAATCTTGTTCTATCTCTTTTAATTTATCATTATAGTAGGTACAAATATAGAATGATACTTCATGTCCTTCTTCTTTTAATGGGTTAACTATCCATGTGTTAAATTCATTTATAGCATCTTTATAGTTTCTATAACGTCCATAAACACCATCATTAAAAGATACACCTACTAAATTAATTCCTATCTTCACCCCATTCCATTTTTATATAACTTCTTCCTCTAACAAATCCTCGTTCTCCGGTTTCCTTAAAACCTAGCTGTTTATATAAATCTTTAGCAAAATTGTCACTAAAGACCCATAAACTAGCATAAGTTTTATCTTTTAAATATTTTTGGTAGGCAGCTTTAGCATATCCTTGTCTTCTATGTAGAGGGTGGATATCACACCCAACTTCATCCCCACTTGTTCTTAAATAACCAACTGCTTCTAGGTGTTGATTAATTATAATGTACCAAGGAGATTTTAAATTATCAAACCAATTTTCACATTGTTCTAAAGTAAACACAGAATTATTTTCCAGATTACGTCTGGTAGAATGATCATTTCTTACTTCTAGTAAAAAAGGTAAATCTTTTTTAGTTAAAGGTCTTAATGTTACCATCCTTGTTTAATACAATTTACGATATATTCTCTTTCTTCCTCAGTAACCCACCAACCTACAGGAATTGAAACTACTTTACTAATAGTTTTATCTAATGTAGGAAGTGAAGACTTATACTCTCTAACTGCAGTGTGTTTATCATTTCTTTCATGTACCTGGGAGGCTACTATGTTGCATTTTTTCATGTGTTTGTAGAAACCATCTCGATCTTCTACTAACATGGAATAAATCCAAAATGCAGATTCAAACCCCTCTTCACGTTTTAATAAAGTTACTCCAGGTGTATTAGATAAATGTTTATCATAATAAGCAGCATTTTCTTGATGCTTTTTTACTAATTCATCAGCATGTTTTAAATTTTCAATTCCTACTGTAGCGCAAACATCATTCATATGAAATTTAAATCCCCATTCTTCGATATCGGCTTCACATCTAAAATCTTTACGATTAGAATCTCTATCAATTCCATACCAACGAATTAATTTGGCTCTATTATATAATTCTTGGTGGGGCAAAGTTAAAATACCACCATCAATTGCTGTTATATGTTTAATGGCTTGTAAAGAATACATTACCATATTCCCATGGTTGCCTAAGTATTTACCTTTATATTTTGAACCAAATGAGTGAGCTCCATCTTCAATTACAGCAGGTTTAAAACCATACATTTGTTGGGCTTTCATTTGAATCTTTTTAATTCTATCTAAATCATTTGGATAACCCCCCCAGTGAACTAAAATAATAGCTTTAGTTGTTGGGGTGATTTTACGTTCTAAATCATCTAAATCCATATTAAGTGTAGTAGGATCGACATCTACCCACTTAATTTTTAAACCATTAGCTAAAATAGGAAAATTTGAAGCAGTACAAGTAAGAGCAGTAGCTAAAACCTCATCACCAGGTTGTAGACCAGGCCAATAGTTTTCGGTAGCTATTACCCCATGATAAACCTGAGTGGTTTTTTTAGGGTTTTTAAGTAAATGAAGAGCCAAATGTAGTCCTGAAGTTCCAGAGTTTAGAGTAACAAGTTTATCAACTTCAAAGAATGATTGGAGTTGTTTTTCAAATTCATCTACTTTAGGTCCTTGTCCTATATAACCACTATTTAATACTTTAGCTACTTCATCAGCAGCTGTAGGAGCCATGTGGACTTTAAAAAGTTGTATTGGATTTTTAGGTGTTTTCATATTTTTTATTAGGATAATACTTTTTCAGAGATGATATTTCCTTGTGGATCACCCCACCAAAGCCAATTATCTCTAAGTAAAGTAAATTTTAAATCAGGATTTTTAATAACATTAGATAATAGTCCTGCTTCTTCTACTATTTTAGTCCAGCTTTCTTCAGCCGTATTTAAAATTCTTTTTTTTCTAGATTGTTTTATTAGCTTATAAAAAACTTCATAATATAAAGTTTCAGCATTTTTTTGATTAGTTATGCAAAGGTTATCATCTAAAAAATTCTCATTACCCGCATGGTGTAAAAAATTACCATCAATTAAATCTAAATTTAAAGGATATCCTATTCCTAAATCATAACGACTTCTTATAACTAAATCATATTGGATTTGGGTATCTTTCATTAATTGAAAAACATTTTGCCAACTGTAAATCATAGGAAATTGTCTAAAACAACTCATCACATCATATTGAGGGAGAGGTCTCGAGGTATCATTATGAGGTAATTTAATTCCTTGTTTATATGAAGTAAATTTAAACGGTTCTTGGATATGAATTGACTTAGCATTAGGGTAAAATTGTGAAACTTTTTCCCATTCTTCATCTTTCCAACTGTGAAGGTAAACATCAGTATCGTAGTTATCTATAATATGTTTCCAAGTTATATTATAGCCTTCTTCTACTTTTCTAGCTAATCCTGAGAGTAATAAAGCTACTTTCATTTTCCGTATTTAATTAAATCAACATGTTTAAATAATCCTTCACCATGAGCTACTTTAAAATTTTGTTTAGCCCACCAACGAGAAATATTACCTTCAAGAGCAATACCATCCCCAGCAAAAGGTTTTACGCATTCTAAATAAAAATCTTTAGAGTATAAACAGGGATTATTAGTCCAGTTAGCCCATCTTGAGGTTGTAGTAAAATATTCTCCAGTTTTTTGGATTTTATCTGGGAATTTCTCATAGGGGTCACACCAATGAACTGAATCTAATAAGTGGGGAGAAGTGCACTCAATTTCAGAGTCGTAGTAATCTAATTCTCTACCTTGATATTGAAATGAAAAGTGAGGGTACCCTGGGTCTTGTCTATGTCTGTATCTGATGCAATTAAAATCAGAGTTAGTAATTAGGTTTAATCCTTGGGAGAGTCTAGTAAAGGTTATCTCAGGTGATTCAATAAGTTGCCAATCATGTTCTAAAATCATAACATGATCATACTTAGCTTTTTCAGTTAATTCTATAAAACCTTTACCAATACCTATATTGTTAGGTAAACCTAAATAGTTAATATTAAAATGATCTGCTATTTCTTTATCCCCACTATTAAATTCCTGAAAAAGGATAGTAATATCATCAGTTATATCTAATAAACCATTAATATAATAACTGTATAGGGTATTAACTAAGGTTTGTCCTGATTTCCAAGATAAGATTCCTATGCTGATAGGTAGTTTTTCCATTGTTCTAATATAGTGTTTACTCTTTGTACTTGGGTATGTAAAGATAATATTTTTTCTCTACCCCTCAAAGCTATACTATTTAATTCTTCAGGAGAGTTTGTGTAATGATTAATTTTATTAATACACTCTACAATATCATCATAAAAAACTATTTCTTCATTTTCAACAAATAATTCATGAAGTTTTTTAGATTCATTTAGGCGATCTGTTAATACCATCTTACCACAAGCCATTGCCTCAAAAATACGTCTTGTAACTTCACCCCAACGGCTATTTTGAATTACCATTACTCCTGAGCAAAGAAATTTACTATGCTCTTCACCTTGCCAACCACCTTGATTGGCAATTGCCCCTTCAGAATGTTCAGTTAAAATATCTAATAATTCACTTCCACCTTTACCTCTTGAGGTTACGGCAGCATATCGAATAGGTACATTTTGGGGTTTATGAATTTGAGTATCAGCAAAATGGGTCCACCAAATAGCATTTATGCCTCGTTTTGTATATTCTAAGTATGAATCGTGGTCTGGTGTGAGGGTAAGGTGGAAACGGTTGGCTTTAGGATAATTGCGCTCAAAATTTTGAGGGTCATCTCCTGATTCTTGAATCCAAAATGCTGGGACTAGATCTTTATTTAGGTAAGGAGAATCAAATCTACCCCAATCCATAAACATTACTAGATCTGTTTTTGGTTTAGATTCAACCCACTTTTTTAAATCTGTATCATGATAATAAGCTTTAGAATTACTTCCTATAGAAATAATCTCAGTTTCCCACCCTCTATTTTTAAATTCATTAACTATAGATAAAGGAGTAGACCAAGTTTCACCTTCATAAGCATAAATAAAAGTTATTTTCATAATTTGCTATACAATTCGTTTTGCTTTTCTTGTCGTTTAATATCTTTATGATGTTGAAGCGCAAATTCTTCTTCTAACGGTAGTACGGCGTGAGTATTGTAACCATCGAGAACCTCGTGTACTTTGTTTTTCCACTTAATATCCGGTGATTTTCTGTAGATTCTCCACTGTAAATCAGGCCATTGGACTCTACCTTTACCATCTACAACCCAACCCCATTTTTGAACGTGTTCTGGAGTTAAACCTGAGACTGTATTAACTCGAGGTACTCGAATTACATCTACTGGGTTATTGGAAAGGATTGGACCTAAATATCTCATTAAATTTTCAGTGGGCATTTCATCAGCATCAACTTGAAAGATATAATCTCCAGTACAAAGATTAGTTAAGTGATTTTTCAGATCAGAGAAATTGCCTTCAAAATCATAGGAATGCCATCTAAATTTAGAATCGGAAACTGATGATGCTCTTAGATATTGTTCTACAGATGAGGGACCATTCTTAGAATCAAATAGGACTACAACCTCATCATTTGGAGATTTATGTTTAAGCAAGAAAGGTAGAAGACGTTGTATCTCTACCAATTCATTGCAAACTGTAACTGCGTAACTTATTTTCATTAATACTTTGAATATGATTTTTCTTCTATAAAAGAAGAATTATATTTTAAATTAATAGCTTTTTTTATTTTAGCTCTTTCATCATTGATATAATAGACTGATCTAGCTAATTCAATAAAATCCTGATCAAAATTCTTATCACGTTCTTTATCACGAATATTATCTTCAATTTCCCAAAGTTTTTGATTAATAATTACCATATCAAAAAAATCGGACTGTTCAATCTTCATCTCATTGAAAACTATATCATAAAGATAATTATATTCTTTTTTTATATTAGTAAGTTTTTCCTCGTCTTTAATAAGGGCTGTTTTTATTTGAAGAATTGAAAGTTTATCTACAATTTCTCCAACAGATACTTCAATTTCCATTTTTCAATAAATTGACATCATTTTCAACCATAATACGAACTAGATCTTTAAAGCTAGTTTTAGGTGACCACCCTAAATTTTGTTTTGCTTTAGTATAATCACCAAGTAAAACATCTACTTCAGCAGGACGCATGTAACGAGGATCTTGAACTACATAAGAAGACCAATCTTCAATACCTACTACTTTAAAAGCTTCAGTCAAGAACTCTCTAACTGAGTATTTTTCATTAGTAGCAATTACATAATCCTCTGGGGTATCTTGCTGGAGCATTAACCACATAGCTTCAACATAGTCAGGGGCATAACCCCAATCTCGTTCGGCATCTAAATTACCTAAAGTAATAGTATCAGCTAAACCTAAATGAATTTTAGCTACACCATCTGTAATTTTGCGAGTTACAAATTCAATACCTCGTCTTTCAGATTCGTGATTAAAGAGAATTCCTGAGCAGGCAAACATATTGTAGGATTCTCTATAGTTTTTGGTAATCCAATGACCATAAAGTTTAGCTACGCCATAAGGTGAACGTGGGTAAAATGGAGTTGTTTCTTTAGAAGGATTTTCTACCATTCGACCAAACATTTCAGAACTAGAAGCTTGATAGAATCTAATTTTAGGATTAAACTCACGAATTGCTTCTAATATTCTTAATACCCCTAAAGCTGTTACCTCAGAAGTATGTTCAGGAGTATTCCAACTTTCACCTACAAATGATTGAGCACCTAAATTATAAATTTCATCTGGGTTACTTTCTTTTAGGCAACGAAGAAGTGAATTTTGGTCTAGTAGATCACCTTGTAGAAAGGTCACTTTATCTGCTAAATGCTCAGTGTTGACTCGGTTTCTATTAGATGCTCTTCTTTCAACACCATAAACTTTATAACCTTTTTCTAGAAGAAAATCAGCTAAGTGACTTCCATCCATACCATTAATACCTGTTATTAAGGCTGTTTTCATAAAACTTCAATTATACTATTACAAACTAATTCAATTTCTTCTTTGGTCAAATAGGGATGATTTGGAATATATAAACCACAACTATCTACCACATCGGCATTCGGTAATTTAAGATTTCCATAAATGTCCGAATAAAAAGGTTGATTTCCTAGTGATCCACAAATTAAAGGACGACATTCAATATTATTTTTACCTAAATTTAATATAATTCTATCTCTTTGTTCTTTGTTTTCTGCTATAATAGGAAAACAAAAACTAGAAGTAAAAGTATTTTTTAAAGGTTTAGGTACCCAAATATGATTTTTTAATTTAGAAATATATTGTTTAAAATTTTGATTTCGTTTTTTTATAGTTTTATCAATACTTTTTAACTGTTCAATTCCTATAAAAGCTTGTAAATCTGTAGAACGCAAATTAAACCCAGGTACATAAAAAGTATACAAAGAATCAAATTTGCTTACATTATATAAAAGTCTTAATAAATTTTGTTCCTCTGGGGGTAGGTCTCTATCCCAACCATGACTTCTAAGTTGTAAAAGTAGATTGTAAAATCCTTCATCATCTGTTGTAATTACTCCACCTTCAATAGTACTCATAATATGACCAAAAAAAGTAGAGAATGATGAAGCTAAACCAAAAGTTCCTAATTTTTTACCTTTATAAGAAGTACCTTGTGATTCACAGTTATCCTCTAAAAGAATAACATTATATTTCTCACACAATTCTACAATTTTATCCATATCAGGAGATAATCCTAATATTGAGACTAAAATAAAAGCATCCGGCTTTTCATTTTTAAAAACCTCTTCAAGATGGTTAAGATCAACTGAAAGGTTATTTAAATTGCAATCTACTAAAACTGGAGTAATTCCAAATTGGAGTAGAGGGGAGAGGTCGGTTGCCCAAGAGAGTGTTGGGATAGCAATTTTATTAGTGTTTAATAAATTTGCATATTTTAAAGCATAAACCATTAATAGGTTAGCTGACGAACCTGAATTAACAAAAATAGCATATTGGCTTCCTACCCATTGAGCAAATTCTGCTTCAAATTTTAGAGTTTGTTCTCCCTTAGTAAGTCTAGGATATGTTTTTAGCCACTTAATTAAACTGTTAATATCTTTTTTAGTAATAGTATCTTTAACTAAGGATATCATTCAATTTCATTTTTAAATATTCCAATATAATCCAAAGCCTCTATAAAATCACGTTCAGAGAAATGTTTTAAAGTAGTCATATCCATTTTCCAATCATAATCTTTGCCTTTAGCCTTAAACTTAGCTTTCTCTTCTTCAGGCATTAAAATTGCTTTTACTGCTCCCCACATCCAAGATTTCCCACTAGGACCATCGGCAAATACCATCCCTTTATCAGGAATATTAACTACTGAAGGCATCCAGATAAGACCATTCTCATCTTCACCCATTAGTTCTTTATATAATTCTGGGAGAATTTCTAATTGTTGAGATAAAAATTCAGATTCACGGGTCATAGCTGAGTTAGCTACAAAACCACAACCATAACATTGGTAAAGTTTAATTTCATCATTTACTTCTTGTGTGTAGCAGGCATCGCTCCCACATCTAGGGCATGTTGTTATATTATCCATTTAATTTTTCAAGTTTAGGAAGGGTTAATTTAGGTAATTCTAATTTGACCTCTTTAGGAAATTCAGGTACTCTTTCAGTAAGGATTTGATCAACACGTTCAACCATTTTATCCCAACTAAATTCTGTTTTACTTCTATAAGCTTGACGTTTAGCTTTTTCCGAATACTTTTTATAGTTTTCAAATATGTCTTTAAAATAGTGCCCTACTTCACCATAGTTAACATTAAACCATTGTGCTTCAGGAATAAACCATTCATTATGAACACTTGGGTGGAGAGGTCTTAATTCACCATTCATTAAAACTGTGTATTCAGGATGAAGGAATTCAATATGAGATGACCAGTTAGTAGTCATAATTGGTTTTTTGCTTAAACTGAATTCTAGTAGAGGTAGACCAATACCTTCACCTTTAGTTAAGCTAACCATAGCTTTTACTTTAGGATGATTATACAATTCATTTATTTCTGAATCAGTAAATTCACCGTGAATTAGGTAAATGTTAGGAAGGTTAGTTGAGTTAACAGAATTCTTAATTAAGTTAATTTTCTTAAGAATTTCATCTCTATCCATATAAGATGAACCACCCCCACTAGTCTTAAGAATCAAAGCTGGTTTTTTGGTTTTATTTTTAAAGGTTTCAAAAAATGCTTTTACTAATAAACCTACATTTTTTCTATCTTCACCAAACTCACCTTGCATCCAATGACCTACAAACAAATAAGCAAAATCTTCTTTGACTGAACTTAGGTCTATATTTTTAATCTGATGGGATTCAATTACTTTATAAATGTTTGTATCAGCTCCTCCTAAAATTACTTCAATAGGAGTAGTTAATGTTAGTGTTCCTTGAGGTTGACCTTGTTGCCCTTTAACCTCATAACTAGCATCAGTAAAGACTTTTTTACAAAATTCTGAGAATGTAAATACTAAATTCATGCGGTTACAACCCTCAATCCAAGAACCATGTGCTGCTGTAGTTTCGATACCAGCTGTAGCTCCTATATTATATTTTCCTACAGGTTGAAATTCATTAGGAATTGTAATCTGCATCCAAATTTCAGGTTGTTTAGGTAAATTATTACCTTCTAATAAATAAGCTTTTAAGAAATGCCACTCTTCATGCTTATCTATAAAACCCCAGGGTGTATTACCCCATCGTTGGGGTAATACTTTAACATCATATTTATCAGTTTTGATAATAGCTTTAACTACATCTCGAGCCAAACTTCCATAACCCGAGAAGGTATCAATAGGGCAACTTATTACAAATAACGGTTTCATTAATATATTAATTTATGTTCAATAACGGGTTTTTCAAATTCAGTAGCATTAATTAACTCATATTTCTCTCTGGGGGACCAGGTTTCAAAAAGAGTATCTGTTGCTTCTATAAAACGTTGGGCTTGATGTTTAGAAGTAAATCCAGCTTCATTGCTTGTAGCCCACTCATACCCTGCCATACCTTTTTCTTCTCTTTCCTTTTTAGACAAGTTATATACTTCAGCAATACGTTCAGCAGCATCTTCCCACTTACATCTATCATCAAAAATATAAGGAGTTGGGACTGAACCTTGCATTGAAATGCTACTTGGGTACACCGGGAATGCCCATTTACCATGTTTCTTATAGGTACCTCTATGGTTTGAAGGAAAGTCAGCATCAAAATCAATCCAAGTACCATCTTCAAATTCAAAACGCATTTGGTCTTGCATTCCACCTGTTACGTTAGCAATAATAGGAGTACCTGTTAGAAGTGCTTCTGTAAGTGATAGACCCCAACCTTCATTTGAAGTAAGTAGAATCTGAACATCTGCCATATTATACAAATAGTTCATGGCTTTAGCCTCTAACCTACCAGGAGTAAAAAATACATTACCTTGTTTAATATTTAAAGCTTCTAAAGTAGCTGCTAAATCAGTACCATGTTCATTAGAAACTTCAGTGTGCATCAATAAAGCACATTTATCAGCCTTTTCTTTAGGTAATTGTTCTACAAATAACTTATAGGCTAATATCGTATCAGGAATTTGTTTTCTTCTAATATTACGAGAGTTAAAGAAAACAATAAAATCAATATCTTTATTTCCTAAAACATTTTTTCTAAACTCTTGATATTCCTTATCATCTTTTTTATTAGCAATAGGATAAAAAATATCAGTGTTTAATCCATGAGGAACGTACTTAATAATCTTATTCTTAGCTTTATCACCTAAAACTAATTTATTGATGTTAACTGTTTGTTTTGAAATGCCAAACAAAGCGTCACATGACTCATAAAATGCTTTATTATATAAAGGTGTTGGGTAATCATCCCAAATGTTAAGATATATAATAGGAATTTGCTGTCTAACCTCGTTTTCAATTTGAAACAACCAAACAAAATAACGAGGATCAGTAATCATCATTATAGCGTCTGGTTTTTCTGCTTTAATAAGATTTCTAATTAACTGAGCATCCCCATAGCCATTACTAGGATATAAAAATACACTAGCATCATCAATTCCTAAAAGATCATTAGTGTCTTGACTAATGTCAAATCGTTTTCCTAAATCAGGGTGATTAACTGCTGCACCAATATTTACCCAATTGTATCTATGGGCGGTATGAATAACAATTTCTTTACCAATGTTACCTACACCTGAGGGTAGTCGGATATCGTCTGTTAGTAATAGGATCTTTTTTCTTTGGTCTCTTGGTATATAACCTTCTTTCATAAATTATTTTATTATAACTCTAGTTGATTGTGATTATGAATTTGTTTTCTAAAACCATCATCGGTAAGATACAAATGAATTGCTCGATCGGCAAGCTTTTGGAACGAGAATTTATGCCTTACACAGGAAACTTTAAACTCATCAAATAAATCACTTTGGATTTTAACACTAGTAAGTGTCATATCTTTTTTTGTACTCATAATCTTAATTTTTTGTTGATATACGGTTATACATATATTAGGATCTCAAAGAATAGATGAGTTACATAGACTTTTCTGATTTTTAAAGGGGCAATAAGTGCAATTAAACTTTGAAGGATTAGCTAATAATTCCCTTTCAGTATAAGAATTATCTTTTTGGAAGGCAAGAGTAATAAATTCATTTAATTTAGAAATAGCTCTTCCTAATTTAATTTTACCCGAAGCGGGTACATGGAGTTGAACTCTAGGATCAGGATAATCAGGATTTCCATGAAGTTTACGTTTAACAATAAAATATTCGATATCAATATTGTCTACTGGGAAATTAAATTGGTCGCTAAAGAATTTCTTGTAAAGAATTAGCTGCATGTTTTTTACTTCATCAGTTTTTTCTTTGTCCTTCCAACCACGAGTAGAAGTTTTAATATCGATAATTTTTATTTTATTAGTGGGCTCATGGTATAGCACAACATCAAGAAAACCCTTGTATATAACGTTATTATAGGCGTTATTAGGCGATAACACAATAGGGATTTCACATCCTGCGATATACCATCCTCGTTTGCTAAAATACTTACCTTTATTTCTTCTAAGCCAAGATAAAATCCCTAAACCATCTTCAAAAAATTCTCTTAATTGCTCAGAACTAGAAAAATGAGTTTTTTTATTTTTTTCGTAATCAATTTTATATTGATTTCTTAAAACTTCTTCAAATTCTTCTTCTAAATTAATTTCATCTGCGGCTTTAATGCTAATATTGTATAATGTATCTAAATAGTTTTGTAATACACTATGAATAGCAGTACCAAAAGTCATGTGAATAGAAGATTCACTTGTGTAATGACCATCCCTGTATTGAAGTGCCCATTTATGCTGGCACTGGTTAAACATTAGGAATTGACTAAAAGAAATAACTTTTTGAAATCTATAATCTACTTCTAAAGATTTAAATTTTCTTATTTCTTTTATTATTTGTGGAATTTTTTTCTTAGCCAAAACTTAATCCTATTTTAGGTTCATTTACTTCTTCAGGAATAGCTATAAATTGTCTCTTAGGATTATTAGGCTTATAATACACTTGTTCCATCCACCATCCAGGATGAGCTGGTTTTTCTTTGTAGTAAATAGTATAATTAATATCCATTAAATCAATAAGAACTGCTAATCCTCCTTCTGAAACATAAGTGTGTTTAGCTTGTTTCATAGTTACAAGATCAGCATAAAGGCTTTTTTCACCTGTAAGAAATTTACTTTGAGATGGAATATAATTACTTAACATAAAATGTCCCCATTCTCTTTTACCACAATCATCATAGATTTTTTTAGCTTCTTTAGATTGAATAAAAGGTCTATTCACTACTATATCATTAGTACTAGCTTCAACTCCAGAAACATTTATTACATAATCTAAATCTACTCCTAAACCATACTCAGCAGCCATAAAATAGGGGACCCATTCTTCTCTGGGGTAGTCTCTGAAGCCTAGATTCAAGTATTCTCCTTTAATTCCAAATTCACTAGGATTAAATTTATAAGGTTGACCCCCCATTCTATAGTTTTCTACTTTATGGGGTACCTTAATAATTTCTTTAGTAAAAGGTTGGTTTAAAGTAAGTTCAGCTATATCCTTAAAACAAGGAATATCTGCTAAAACAAAAGTTATCTTTTCTCCAGTCTGCTTATAGTACCAAGATGCAATGGGCCAAGTTTGAACAAAATCACCCATTAAACCTGTATGAGTAAAGATCATGCTTTATACTTTTCTATATGATCGGAGCAAATCCCAATACAAAGTGATAAATCCTCAGTTTCATTTAATTCTGGGAGGACTGCTATACTATGTTTAATAGGTTGTTTTCCAGGGTATGCCCAAATATTATTTTTGCTAGTTAAAGCAGCTGTATCTTGTTCGTGCCAAAAATAATTTACTTTAGCTCCTACAGGATCTAAATCTAACAATATTTCTAAAGCTGCTGTATTTTTACAGTGGATCCAAATTTTAGAATGATGTTCATTAATTAGCTCAAATGGGAAATCATATTGAGGGCCATCGTGCCCTAATTTAAATTTACCATCTACAAACCAAACATCAATCTCAACTTCATACCCAGCTTTAAGAGCTTCCAAAATATAATCAGGGTGATTTTCTCTTTCAGGGTTAGGACCTGAAATGTTGCCTCTATGAGATATTAGTATCATGGATAAGATTAGAATTATTATCGATATCAAAATCAGAAGTTAAATTAAGAATAATTTCATTGGAGTAACCATCATAGGTAGTTCCATTAGGGGCCCAAAGAATACAAGAATTCTTATAAACTCTTCCTAGTTTAATATCACTGTTAGTAAAATTAAGAGCTTGTTGTTTTAAAGTTTCATATAGTAAATTTTCAGGACTAACATATTGATAGTTTTTCCAAACATTACTATAATACTTTTCTATATTTTTAAATATTGCAATATACTTCCAGGGGAACATAATAAAATTATCACTAGCATGAGAAAATCCAAGATGGCTTTTTTCGGTGCAATGAGGTCCTAGTAGTATAGTATTATTTAAAACTAAATCTATATGATGTTGAGTTAATCTATTAGTAAAAAAGAAATCTGTTCTTAAACGAATTACTAAATCATATTCTATATTGTGAAACCCAGAATATTCATTAATAATATTAAGACCTCTTCCTATTTTATACCACATATATAAAGAATTAGGACTTCCATATTTAGGCTCTAATTCTAAACTTTTTTGGTAATTATAACTACCTTCAAACAGATACTTAGTATCTTCATTAAGAACTTCAGTATGCAATACTTTAGGGCTATATAAAGAAATTAAATCTTCTTTATCATTTTCAGATAAATCCCAAGTACTTATAAAAACATCATAATCCTCTAAAGATGAAAGTAATCTTTGAGATATGTTATTATAAGTATCCCTAAAATGTTCTAACTTCCCCGAAAGTAGGATTGCTGTTTTCATTTATAGTTTTCTAAATAATATTTTAAGTCTTCAGGAGTACCCAAACCCCACATACCTTTAATATTGAAAGTTCTAATTTGTTTACAATCTTCAATAGCTTGGTTAAATACCGGACAGACGTAAAATTCATTGTTAACACGGACATTTTGGTCAATCATTTGTTCTGCATATTTTACAAAATCAGAGCCGTGTTTCCAATAATAATAACCTACTGTAGCAATATTTGAAATAGGATTTTTTTCAGCTACTTCAGTTACTAAACCATTTTCATCTATTTTAGCAAATGACCATTTAGGGTGGGTTGCTTCAAAAGTTACAATGCCTCCGTCAGCATTTGTTTCATTCATTTTATACATGAACTCATTTGAATCCCATTCAGCAAATTGGTCTGAATTAGCAAAAAATAGAGGAGCATCATTGTTAATATATTCTTTAGCCATTAAAGCTGTAACGGCCGCTCCTTCAGTAACCCCCTCTACTTCTACAATTTTACAACCTGGGGTAATAAGGTTAAGTAGAGTATCTAGATTATATTTTTCTCTATGAGATTTCTGGACAATGAAGATATAATTGGCTTCAATGTTGAGGTTTTCAACTACAACTTGAATCATAGGTTTACCCTTAACATCAATAAGGGGTTTGGGGAAGGTGTAGCCTGCCTGTTCAAAGCGAGAACCAGCACCAGCCATTGGGATTAATACATTTAATTTTTCGTCTCTCCAAGCAGGTGATTTCATAACGTATCCGTTTTCTATTTCTTTTAATTTACGTAAGATATTGGTATATGTAACTTCTTTGGGGTTAGCAACTCGTAGTATATGAGCTTTAGCACGAGATGCAGCTAATAACCCATAAGGTGAATCTTCTACAATTAATGTTTCTTCTGGGAGGCGACTCATTAATGAAATTGCTTTCCAATACATTTCAGGATGAGGTTTGGAATTTTTAACATCTTCATTTGAGATGATTAAATCCATATACTCTATAATCCCTAATTTTGAAAGTACAGTTAGTACTGTTTTTCGAATAGAATTAGAACAAACTGCTAATTTGTAACCCTCTTCGGACAAAGTAGACATTACTGATTGAAGAGTTTGATCTGGTTTTAACTCTTTTAACATTTGTAAAGTCCAGTATTGTTTAGCTTCCCAAACCAATTCGTGACTGCTTTCAGGTAAACCCTTTCTTTCAGTCAACATTTGAAGTTTTTGGGTAGTTTTTAACCCATCATAAATTGAAAGATGTTCGTTCCAGTCGATAGCATATTTACCTAATGCTCTATTTAAAGCTTCAAAGTGAATATTTTTTGCTTCGACTAGAACTCCATCTAAATCAAAAATTATTAATTTTATCATTTCCATTTACCTCGCATAACTAACTGAGCAATAATCCCATAGTTAGAAATGTCTATAAAACTATCAATTGCTGCTTCTCCTGCTACGTAATTTTTACCGCCACGTTTTAGAATATTTTTTAAACGATTAATTTTATCGTTGCAGCGCAACCAAATGCCTGTAATTGAAAGATTAACATCATCTGGGTCTTCAAGTGTTGAACCTAGAGCAATATTACCTAAACCATAGTCCATCATTTTAGCAGCGAACAGTTCATACTGTTCTTTTTGAATTAAAGCAAATTCAGCTGCTAGTTCAGGATATGTTTTTTCAAAATCTTTAATTGATGTATTATAACCTACTTGTTCTTCCATTTATAAAGTTTTTACTAATTTATCTTGTTCTTTTTGATCGACTCCCATTTGCCAAAGAATGTTTCGAACACCGTGTTCTTTAATTATATCAATGTAGTGATCAGCTTCGCCTAAACTGCATTCATAATATTTAGCAACGTATTCTGCTACGTCTTTGGATTTGCTTTTTTTAGTAGATTTAATGTACTTCAGGTAGACATTCTTTTTAGGGATCATTTTAACATAAATTTTATAGTATTTTTCTTTATCTGTGTAGGGTATGAACTGCACAAAATTTACTAAATCTATGTA